TTAAATCTTCTAGTCCTAGTCCACCAGCAGTCGAACGAGTAACAAGATCAAGCATGGCTTGAAATGCACCCAACTGATCTGTACTGACTGATGCTGTATCAGCAAATGTTTGTAATAGTTGAGTAGTTGGCTCAACACCAGCACCTTGTAATTGAATAAATGCTTTTGATAACTGTTGTACACTAAACTGAGTAGTAGCCGCAAATGCTTCTACTCTTGCCATTGCATCTGCGCCTTGTTCTAGTCCACCGAAAACAACATTTAAAGAATTTTGTAAGTCTTGGAAGGCTCCACCAACTTCGACAATGCCTTTAATAACTGCGCCAGCACCTAAAGCAATGAATGCTTTTTGTAGTCCACCAAGACTGCTCTCAGTGTCTTTAGCAAACGAATCGACTTGTTTTGTACTTTGTTTTAATGCACTGTTAAACTGTTTGTTGTCTAACGTTAATGCTACTTTGATATCTTGTGCCATAATTAAATCTTCCTAACGTATTTTGCTGTATCGTCATCTAGTTGTTCAATTGTTGGCTTTGTGAAACCTTCAGGCGCTTGACTGCTGTACCCTTCATTGAGTCTACCTGCATATGCATAGTTAGACACAATTTTGTCTCCTTGAATTATTGTATTATTTTTTGCGTATCCTGAAGCAACAGGCGTGTTTTCTTTTGTAATTTGTAGAGCATCTTTTAAAAGATAGGAAGGCAAACCCGAAAGTTTTTTCATTCGACTTTTGAATACTTTTGAGTTTAACGTTACTCCCATTTATTTGTCCTTATTAAAAATTTCTAATAATTCATCTTCTGAGAAATCTGGAACGGGTGCTTTACCAGTCTCTGATCTCTGATTATGGTATTGCTCAAACGATAACGCCGCATCCATAATAAACAGATCAAATGAATCTGCTCTTACTATTACTTCACTTGGTAAAAGACCATATCTTTTACCAATTGTGTCTATCTGCATAATCGAGGTCATCTTTGCAGATTTTACATCTAATGCCTCGCTTGTTACTTCCCCAATGTTTCTGTAATTTTACCTATTACTTTTATTAATACATTAGTTGGTAAACTTGTGTTCTCTGTTACAATCTCTTTTCCGTGTTCGTCAAGGATAAGAGTTTTTACAAGATTTAACATATCGCCAACATTAGGCGTACTGTTTTCTGTGTCTTGTGATAAATTTGCTAGTTGCACAAAAATGTGCATAGGTTGTCTGTCCCACGTATGAAAAGATAATTCTTCTCCATACTCTTTAACGATATCTTCATCGTCAATTAAAATCTCTATGAGTTGTGGTTCTTTTGATAGTGCTGAAAGTTTCATTTGTTTCTCCTTTATGAATTGTTGTATTACTATTTAGTATTGCCGTCAAGGCTTTCTAGCAGTTGATTTAGTAATGCTAGTCTAAACTGTTGTTTTGATTTAAGTTGTCGAATTGTTGCCTGCATGTTATCAAGCATGGGCATCATTTTTGCTTCATCACTGATTAGTGATCTAAGTTTTTCATCGTCTGATTTTAGCCAGACAGCGTTTTGTTCTGTCATTTGTTTCTCCAAATAATTTATTAAAAGATGTCTAGGGGACATATGCCCCCTAAACAAAATATATGCAACTAGTAACTAGTCGTATATATTATACGTTCTTACCTTGTGTGAACGAACCAGCGACTGCAATAGTCATTGGTGACACCCATACAGGAGCATCAGGATTCACGGTAGGTGCGATATCAGTGATAAAGCCCTGTCCTTGATACCAGATAGTTCCAGCAGTGTCGATCGGTCCATTTAAAGTAACAACAAACTGTACTTCAGTTTTGCTAGTAGCAAGACCATTTACACCCCATTCAGGTGCAGTAGGTCCAGTTCCATTAGAACCGAAGAATACAGTCTCGTCAACAACCATGTTTGAAGAAACAGAGTTGTCGGCTGGTGTTGTTAATTTAATCATATCTGTCTGACAAAAATCAACAAAAGAATAAATTCCTGTGCTGTTATTAATTGTCACATCAGTTAAACAAGTTACGTCTAACGGTGCCACGAGTGGTACTGCGTTAGTGTAAGTTGTAAGGTCAGTCGCCAAATATATGCGAGGTTGTGTACCTGTTGTGTTTACGGTTATACGTGCCATGATTTGTCTCCTTTAAGATTGGTAGGCGTTATTAAATTCAAGTCTAGTTAAAGTAAAAGTATAGTTGTGAATCTCACTTCTTTGTCCTATAGTCACATCTCTGTCAAACTCTACTGATGTGTAACCATCAAAGAAATTGACATTTGCAGCCAAGTTGTTAATTGAATTAAGAATTACAGGTGCTTGAGGATCATTTTGAAAACTTATATAAAGTATATTAAATTGATCTTCTGCATTGTACATAGATGCACAATTCTGTATTCCTAATTGATTTACTGATCTTCCGTTATCTGTTACATCGTCAACATAAAGACCATACGCAATGTTATCGTCTTCTGAAGGGAACGTACTAGACACTTCAATGATTGGTGTCTGTACTTTCGCAACTTCTTTTAAGTATGTTACTACTTGTGCTTTGTTGACTAATGGTAGATTACTCAGTGCCACTTAGAACCATCTCCTGTTGTTGTTAAAATAGTCTGGATCTGCTGTCCAGTTTTCTTCTAACTTAGTTGTTGGTCCATCAGGGGCATCCTGATTTAGATCGTAAAAATTCATTAACTGTAAGGCTTTCTCCCATTCTTTCTCGTATCTTTCTAAAGCATGACCATAGTTAGCGGCGTCAACAGAGTTAACGTTACTAGTATCAGAAACAATACTCTCATAGAAGATTTTCACTGCCATAAAAGTATCGAGTCTGATTAATGTTTGATCATTCTTAATTAAAAGATTTGGATTGAATGCTGAGATCATTTGTCCATTAGGCAAATTAGAGTATAGTGTCGCTCCCATTACTGTATCGCAATACTGCGGCCACCATCCAAACTCAAGTGTATACAAGATTTCTTGTGACCCTACATTAAAGTAAGTATCCCAATCGATTTGCATTTGAGATGCACGGCGTTCAGCGGATGGATCATAAAAAATGATATCTGCTACTGTAGCATTTGATATTCTTTGAAACGGTACTGACATTATATTATTCCTATACTAATTTAATTTAACTTATGACTGTGCAATGTTAATTGAACCACCACGTCTTACGTCAGCGACACCTGCACCCATATAAGCAAGTCCTGTTAACCACATTTGTAGTCCACCTGGTTTCTCGCCCATTTTCACTTGAAGTCCTTCTTTTAGAACAGTGAAGATAGCAGTTTCATGGAAATAAGCACCGATTAAACAGTCTTGTGCAACACCATTAATAAGTCTTGGTGCGGCTGCGCCTGCTAAGATAGTTGTTAAGAAGTTACTAAAGATAACTCTACAACCATATAGGTTAGTTAGTGTACCTGTAGCAAGTAGTTCTTCACCCAATGATGAGATTGCTGATCCACCTTGGCCTGGTGCAGTTTGAATTGCTCCGCCAGATAGTTCAGATAATGCTCTGATCATTGATGATCCACTTTTACCTGTGCCTGCCGCTGTTGTTGATCCGTTAGAATCTAAAACAATGATTGGTGTTCCTGGTAGTTTAGCAACAACATAGTTTTGCTTAACATTTTGTACAAGACCTAATACAGTGTTTGCATAGAACTCAGAGTCAGCCGCTACAGCACCTGCTGTATCTGCTTCTGCTAATTCCATTGCACTTAATGATACCATTTGGTTGAAGCCGTCAGAGCCGACTACTACAGTATTCTGTGTAGTTGCTTTGAAACTTTGGAATGCTAAACACACTCTTTGGTCAACTTTCTCACCATATGATCCACCAAGTTCTTCACCGATAGTAGCGGCAAGTTCAAATGATGTAGTCCATGAATAGAATACGTCAAATGCTGTTGCGGCAACTGTTGGTGTTGCTTGGATTGAACCCTGTGCAAGGTTTGGGTTTTGTTCTACTGCTCCACCTGGGTTTCCACCAAATCCAGTTCCTGGGTTTGCTGATGGGTCGTAGTCCTGATATGTGATAGCCGCAAAGTTTGGAACTAAGTAGGTATCACCCTGATTTGGAGAAACAACTCTTGTATAGTCTACAAGACCTTGTGACTCGTGCATTGCTTCCAATGCGAAGTTTGCTATTGCGGTTGTGAAACCAAGTGCTTCCTGATTTCCTCCGCCTAATACGTATGCCATGATTAATCTCCTTTAAAAATATTATAATTGGCTTTAAACAAATTAGTTCCTTTTAGGACTAGAATCAGAGACTGCTACATTCAGACCTTTTAGACCAACTCCACGTCCTAGACCATTGCGTTGTTTCCATGCTTTAAATTCAGCAGGGTTACGAGAATAGTCAGGAATGGCGTCTAAATCGCCTCCTGCAAACTTACTCTGTCCTGGTCTTAATCCAGAACCAGATTGAGTTGATGAATTTGCTTTTAGTAACTTTGGATTACCTTGTGCTACTTCATTAACTAAATCTTTTAACGTAAGTGGTTCGCCGTCTTGTCCGTATCGTTCTTGACCTTTAGCGTTTACAATGCTGTAAGTTTTGTCTTCATTCCATTGAATGTTAGACTTAACTTTCTGCAAAGCATATTCTGTAAGATCAGAATCAAAACGATCACCCATTGATTGCATGATATCAGATTCAAGTTCTTTACCTTTCAGTGCTGTCTCTTTTGAAGATAACTCTGACTGTAGTTTTTGAAACTGTTCTTGCAAGTCATTGTTAGAAACAGAACGAGCCTGTTGCTGTGGTTGACGTTGCTCCACTGGCTGTACGTTGCCACCGACTTGTGTCTGTACTGCTTTCTGTTGTGCTATAAATTGCACTGCATCTTCGACTGAACTTAAGTTCGTGCCTGATGCTTTACTCAATGCATTTAAAATACCTTGAGTTTGCGATTTACGAATAGCACTAGG